ATCTCCGGCCGCCCGGCGATCGACGATCATGTCCGGCCCCCCACCCCTGCCGGTGACCCTGTGTGACCCCCTCACGGGTCGGCCTCGTGTACCCATGTGGTGGCACGTGTTTGTCGTGCTCGGCGCGCGGCCTTGCCTCGTGCTCCAGCACTGGAGTTGCAGGTGAGGTGAGCGGGGCCGAGGTTGGCTGGGTCGAGTGGGTCGCCGCCGTCGGCCAGGTCGCGGATGTGGTCGACGGTCTTGCTCATGCGGTGCGGCCAGGGCAGACGCTTGTCGATGGGCTGGCGGCAGCGGATGCAGATGAGGAGGTCGGGTGCCAGCACGAGGGCGCACGCCTGCCGCCATCGTGCGCCGGTTCTGCCTGGGCTGCGCACCACCGGGGCGGACCACCTTCGGTCACGGCGTTCCCCGATCAGCTTCCGGGATCGCCTCCGGGCACGCCCACACGGGCATGGTCAGCACCGCGGGAGCGGATGTCTGACGGCCCTCGTCGTGTGCCCAGCCAACGCCCTCGAACAGTGTGACGGGGTGGGAGCAGTTGAGGCACACGCCGCGAGCGAGCACATCACCGATTCGGGTCACGGCGCTCCCTATCTCGACGTGGCCAGCCAGGACGGCTTCACGCCGTGTGTCGGCCTGGCGTACCGACCAGCGACGGCGAGTCGGCCGGGCCGATGCCGGCCGAGACGATCGAGGTCAGCAGGGACACGACCGCGCCGCCGAGGGCCACGCCGCCGGCGAGGGGCCAGTCCAGTGTGAGCGCGTTGAGTACGACGTCACCGACGCCCCACACGGTGAGCACTGCCTGTGCGGCGGTCTTGACTGCGCGCTCGCCGGTCTCGGTCCAGAAAGTTGTGCTGCTGATCCACATGATCGATCCCGTCTGATGGGAGCTGTGTCTCAGTGAATGGTAGGTCAAGTGGATCACTGCTGACAGCAGTGGCGGCGCATCCGACTCAGGCGTCGGCCCGGCGATGCGTGGCGTGACCGTGACCTACTCGTGACTGAGTTCCTTACAGAATCTTCGTCCCTGTCTGTTACGATAGATCTTGTAAGGATCACAACTACAGAGAGGAACCGGGATGGTACGCAATCCCGAACTCGGAGCGGCAGTCCGCGCAGCCCTGGAAGCTCAGGGATTCGGAGTGAAGGCCACTGAGGAGCTGACGGCGGTCACGTCGAAGGACGGCGAGACCGTCCACGTCATCACCTCGGAGATCTTCTGGCGGAATGACCTGCGGTCGGAAGCCATGCTCATGGGCTTCGCTGCGGCCCTGATGGTCCTGGAGGGCTTCGTTCCTCCGGCTGAGTTCTGGGAGGGCATCGACTAGGTGAGATGCGGGCGAGTCCCGGGGTGCTGGTAACACCCCGGGACTCGCCTCTCGCATCCTACGACCCCAGATCGTTCCTAGACTCCATGTAAGGAATATGGGAGGATATAAGGCATGAGTACTACCTACACCGCGACGATCGCGGTCACCACCGACGTGCATCTCGACGACGAGCAGGCCCGCGACGTGGCCGCCCGCTGGGCGACCAACAGCGGGTTCGACCTCGGCATGACCTCGACCAGCCGCGACGAACCCTGGCTGCGCGTCTCCGGGCTCGTGACGGCCGACGAGACCGGTGACGTCAGCCCAGCCCAAATCGTGCAGGCGGCCGCGGGGAACCTGCGGGTCGAGCTGTCCACGGTCGGGGCCAGCGTGGCCACGTGGGAGGCCGTCGAGGTCTGGTCGCAGGCCGAGCTCGAGCGTCGGGCGCGACGGCCAGCCATCCCGCCGATGGTCAACGCGGCCGAGCTCGCCGAGCTGGCCGGGCTGACCTCGGTCCAGCGGATCTACCAGCTGGAGGCAGAACGGAAGGCGGGCAAGCGCACCGACTTTCCCGCACCAGTTCTCGACGGCTACTGGCTGCGGTCGGTGGGCGAGCACTGGGCGGCGACGCGGAAGCGGAGGCCGGGGCCTGCGCCGCGGAGTTGACGTCACCGCTCGTAGATCTCGAGGCGGTCGTCGACGTCGGCCCACCGCGGGATCTCGACGATGTGCAGAGGATCGTGCAGCTGTGTGGGTCGGTCGCTGTCCTGTCCGACGTAGACGATGGTGTCGCCGCGGTAGGAGTCGACGGCCTGATCGGCCCACGCGCCGTCGGGCCAGCAGAGCAGCAACGTCCGGTCGGGGTGGCGCGCTGCCACGCGGTGGCTGCCGGGTAGGACGCGCGTCCATGCCTGGCCGGTGTACCAGCCCTGGAAGCCGTCGGGGTCGATGTCGTAGGCGAGGACGTTGACGCCGGCGCGGCGGAGCTCGTAGGCCCAGTAGCCGCCGCCGGCGCCGATCTCGACGACGCCGAAGGGCGAGCGATGGTCGATGGCGGTGAGGGCAGCCCAGTTCGGTACAGCCCACGCGTACCGGCGGCGTGGGCCCTGGAAGTCCTCGTCGCGTGCTCGGCCGCGGCATGGATCTCCCATGCATGAGACCCAGGGCCGGCCGTCTGATACGCCGCGCGGATCGCATTCGAGCTGGTGCTGGATCGCTGCGGTGTGGTGGGCCTCGTAGGCGATCACGCCGCCCCGCGCGGGCGTGTGGGAATGGAGGTCGAGGTGGGTCACCGGTGGATGTGTCCTGTCTGGACGGCGACGGCCTGGCTGCGTTGCCAGAGGTGATCCGCTTGGTCGTCGGGCAATTCGGCCTCCTGGTCGAGCGCACGGGCGGCCTGGTGAACGTCGATGGGGATCTCACGCACGGGGTGGAGCCTCTGGTCCGGTCTCGTGCTGCCCGAGCTCGGCGGCGATGGCCTGCTCGGTCTCGCCGCCCATCAGCACAATGTGCAGGGCAGGCAGGCGAGGGTCGGTCTGGTCGGCACGCACGTGGATCGGCTGCCCAGCGAGCAGCCGATCAGTGTTGGTGCGGGAGAGCCCGAGGATCAGCATCGGCGTGCCGTCCTTGCTGCCGCCGGTCGCTTTGATCACAGCAGCCGCTCCCAGCTCCATGCCTGGAACCCAGCACCGTTTCCTGCTCGCGCCCGGTAGCGACCAGGGGCGATCGGCGGACCGCCAGACCCGGCAGCGACCGTCTGGTGGAGGCGGCACGCCATGAGCGCGTCGCCGAGCCGCTCGCGCAGGGGGTGGCGGACGGTGAAGGTCGTCTCACCGAACTCGACAATGTGCTCAGTCTCGCGGTCGTCGAGCAGCTGGTCGACGGCGGTGGGCTCTGGGCAGTGGAGGTAGCTGCACGTGATGTGGCCGCCGTCCGCGAGGAACAGGGTCTCGCCGCAGCCCATCGGGCAGTACCCGGCGATGTCGGTCGGCTCAGGCATGGTCGGTCTCCTCGGTCTCCTCGGTCTCCTCGGTCTCCTCGGTCTGCGGTGCGTGCCGGAGCGCGGTGAGCGGCACCCAGATTTCTCCGGGCCCGCCGAGGTCGATCCATGCGCCCTCGGTGCGCCGGTGCTCCAACTCGAGGACGACGCCGCCGCGGCCGGAGCTGGCGTGGTGCACGGCGTCGCCGACGTCGAAGAGCGGCGTGGACTCGTGGCGCCACGCTTCGGGGTCCTGTCCTCGCCACGCCTCGATGGCGACGCCCCAGCTCTGCATCCGGTCGGCGTGGGTGGTCTGTTGCCAGCCGAGCGTCGCGATGGCGACGCCGGTGAGCCAGGTGACGAGCAGGTGCCAGTCGGAATCGAGCCAGGCGATGACGGCTCCGGCGGTGCTGGTGACGCCGACGATGAGCCAGGCGGCGTTGGTGATGAGCCGGATCAAGGGCGCTCCTGGGTGGTGATGTCGAGCCAGAGCCGGCCGCGGCGTTGCCCGGGTGTGGGCGTGTCGATCACGGGCATGAGCTTGGTCATGTGGGCGGGGTCGTCGTCGTCGACGAGTCCGGCGTCGACGAGGCCGTCGCAGACGGGCTTGAGGGTGGCGACGAGGTTGTCGGCGTCGCGGCGGCCGCGGCGGGCGGGTTGGTAGTGCAGGACGACGGTGGCGTGGTCGTGGTGGCCGAGGCGGGCGGCTTTGGCGACCCAGCCGGCATCGCGGCGGACCCTCGCGATCTCGCGGTCGCGCTGCTCGCGCGACATGCGGTCGTTGAGGCTGAGCGGTGGCCGTTCCCAGGGCAAGCCGAGCCGGACGGGGCCGGTCACCGGGCTCGTCCCCATGCGTCGGTGTCGACGTGGCGGCCGCGGACGGCGGCGCAGACGCGCCGGCGGCAGAGCTTGAGCCATGGGTCGACGGTGCTGCGCCGCCAGGAGTGCAGGCCGAGTCGACAGAGCCGGGGCGGGATCATCGGCGAGCCGCCCCCTTGTTCCACTTCGCCGCGAACGGGCACGTGACGCCGTGGTGCAGGTAGGTGTCGGCGCCGGATGCGCGTGCGCCGGCCGCGGCGAGATCGGACAGCACGCCGGCGACGGGTGCGCCCTGGTCGTCGGCGAGCACGACGTTGCCGCGGTCGGTGGGGGCGGCGTCGAGCGGCATCCGGGCACCGGTCGCCGCGGTGGTGGCCCAGCGGATCGGCTTGTGGCAGTAGTTGCAGGTCTTGCTCACCGCTGGCCGCCGCTCCGGGTGCAGTCGGGGCAGAGGGGCGAGTCGCAGCCGGTGCACGGCGGGACGTCGGCGGCCGGGGGCCGCGGGGCGAGCGCGCGGCCGCGGGCGGCCCACCCGGCGCACAGCAGCGCCGGTCGGCCGTCAGCCCGGAACGGCATGCCGGCGAGCTGGGGCGGGTCGTAGGCAGCGGCGTGGCCGGGTATCTCGATGCCGGACGGGTGCCGCAGCAGCACGGGGCGGCGGATGCCGTCGTGGCACCAGAACGGCGTGCCGGACGAGGCGAGCGACTCCAGCTGGTCCGCGTCGTTGGCGACGTCGGCGTCGCCGCGGCGCTCCGGCGAGTCGGGCCGGTACGCGCAGTCGGGGCACATGCGCTCGCGCACGGTCGGGATGCCGGGCTGCAGCTCGGCCTGCTCGACGTCGTAGACCGGCGTCCAGCAGTTGCACCGGTGGGGGCCGTACAGGGCGGCGCCGTAGCAGCAGGTGCCGCCGGTGTCGGGCAGGTCGGGGTTCTGCCCGAGGTCGCAGAGGGTCATGCGACGTCGCCCCACAGCTCGTCGGGGCCGCGGTCGTCGTCGGGGGCGTGGCGGTCGCACCAGCCGAGAACCTCGGGTCGGCGGTCGCAGCCGGCATCGGCGCAGCGAGTGAGCCACGCCCACAGCCGCCGGAGCAGGTCACCCATCGTGTGCCTCCGGTGCCTGAGCGGGGTCGGTGCCTGACCGGGGTCGCCGAGGAAGGCCGGGCTGCTCACCGGGGTGGCTGCTTGCTCCTCCTCCTGGCGCTGTTGGTCCTTCCACGGGGCTGCGGGTCTGGTGGCGTTGCTGGGCAGGGCCGAGGTCATCACGCGGATGGTCCCGGCCGTCGTCCGCACATGCCGCAGCGTCGAGTCCGCGCGTGCCACAGAACGGAAGTGCAGTGCGGGCACTCGTGTTCGGGCCGGATGGTGACGTCGTCGGTGAGCTGGGGGAGCCACACCTCGGCGTCGTCCTCGCCCGGCGGGAGCGTTGGGGCCGGGACCTGAGCTCTCGGCGGCGGGGCGGGGCTCGGGAGTGGGTGCATCTCGGCGGCGTCGTCGGCGAGCTCGCCGTGTGCGATGCCCATGCGGCCGGCCGCGTCGATGAGCAGCCAGCATCCCGGGAGGGCGGCGGGCACGGCGACGCGGCCGTCGGGCAGCAACCATGCGCGCGTGAGGCTCGTCATCGGGGCATCCCGTCGTAGGCGGTGAAGCGCTGCATGGCGGCCCATGCGAACTCTGGGCCCCGCAGCGCGGCGAGGGCGAGTGCCGTCCGCAGGAGCGCGTCCGCGCACTCGGATGGGTCGTCGGCCTTCTCGCCGAACAGCTGGACCCCGGCGTCGTAGCTGATGTCGTCGCAGGTGATGACGTGGCAGCCGATGCGGGCGCTGGGCAGGTCGGTGCCGTCGTCGTCGCCGTCGATCACGTCGGGCGGGGTGATCGCGGTGTCGATCTGTGTGGTCATGCGAGTTTCACCCCGAGCCGCTGCTCGTAGGCGGCCTGCTCGCGCTCCATGAAGTCGGCGAGCGCGGCCTGGTACTCGTCGTGTGTGAAGACGCCCTTCTCGATCAGGAGGCTGACGACCGCGCCGTTGCTGACGAGCGCGGAGTTGACCCCGACTCGGAGGTGCTTGGGCTCGCATGGCTTGCCCATCTCGGCCGCGACGCCGGACTGCATCGCGTGAGCGGCGGCGGAGTAGCGGTCTATGTCGTGTTGGGTCACTGTGGTGCCTTTCGGTCGGGGGTGGCACGGGAGCTCGCGCCGCGCTGCGCCGGGTCGGTGGGCCAGTGCTTCTCGAGCGATGCGACGACGTCCCGGGCCCGGGCGTCGTCGAGGCCGTACTGGCCGACGAGCGCGCGGCGCAGGTTCGCGTCGAGGTCGGCGGCGGCCAGGGCGGTGAGGACGCCGATGGCGTGGCCGCGTAGCTCGTGGGGTGTGAGCTCGCCGATGGCTCGCCCGTCGAGGGCCATGTACAGGAAGGGCCCGACGCGCCGGAGGCCGACGGTGAACTGCAGGGGCGCGGTGGAGCTGTGGTCGTCGGGCCTGTTGGGGCGCAGGTCGTTGACGAGGGTCGCGACGGCCAGCCGCTCGTCGAGGCCGATCTGCTGCAGCAGCGCGAACACCGCGGCGTCGTGCTCGGCCTCGGTCGCTCGGGCGAAGCACCCGACCGCGTGGGCGATGGCCTGGTCGCGGTTGAGCGCCCACGCCCGGTCCGGGCCGACATTCAGCCCGACGCCGTAGGTGCCGTCGGGGAGCACCTCGGAGCGCACCCACAGCGTGGTGTCCTCGGTGGTCATCAGCGGCCTCGCCGTCCGCGCTGGCCGGTCCAGGGGCTGTTGATCCAGGACCGGCGGCGCTGCGGGCTGTAGGCGCGGAGGACGGCGGCGGCGTCGGCCGGGGTGATCAGGCCGCGCGTGAGCGCGTTGGCGATCTGAGGGCGGATGTCGCGGCGACGGTCGAGCGGGAGGAGCCGGCGGTCCGGCTCGTCCGCGCGCGGAGCGTGATCCGGGCCGGGTGCGCCGGGAACCTCTGCAGCGGCTCCCCCGTGATGGGGTTGCGGCAGGTCACCTGGCTCGGCGCCAGGCACCCGGGGCAGGGCACCGTCTGCGCGTCCTCCCGCTCCTGCAGCCACTCGAGGGAGGCCTGCGCGGTGAGCTGGGCTCGTGTGAGTCGACGGCGGGACATGGTTCTCACCTCCCGGCAAGCGGGGCGATGGTTCCGAAACGCTGTAATCATTGCATGGCGAAAGCGGGTCAGGCATGTGCATTCCAGGGGTCGTTGCTGGTCGGGCGGGCTGTCGGCGAGTCGCCGGGAGGGCGGTGGCCGCGGGGGGCGACCTTCTGCGCAACCGAGGTGTGGCGGCATCGGACGGCCGGGGCGACAGAGCGACCGTCGCGGCCCAGCAGCCAGCCGAACTCGTCGCAGGCTCGGCACCGTCTGCGGCGCCGGACCTCGTCACGGTTCCGCTGAGAGCGGCGGGATTTCCACGCGCGGCTCAGCTCGGCGCAGTCACGGCAGGGCGGCACCGAGGCACCGGGCAGCAGATCGGAGTGGATCAGGCAGAGCGGCGGTACGTCGGCCGGCCGGGATGGGTGGTTGTCCACAGCCGGGGCGGCCGCCTCGTGCGCGGGCGCAGGCGCATCCACGGGCTCACGGCAACGGGGAGGGGGGTCAACCACTGCCCCCCTCCCCGCCACTGGGTGCCCCCCTCGTTGCTCGTGGCTGCCCCTCTTGTGGATGGCAGGCGGGTTGTCGCTGCCCCCCTTGCCTTCGGGGGCAGTCGAGTTGTCCACAGCGCCGGGCGCGCCACCCGGCGTGGTGGATTCCGGCCCGCCGACGGGGGCACCGTCGGCGGGCCGGAAGTGCGGGAGCTGGTAGGTGACGACGGTGCCGGGGACCGCGTAGAGCGGGCGGCCGTCGGCGCCGGTGCGGCCGTTGGGAACGCGCACCTCGAGGTCGCGGTCGCGCAGGCGCCGGAGCACATTGCGCAGCCCGGACTCGCTGAGGCGGGCGAGCGCGGCGAGCCCTTCCCGGCTGGTGGGGTACCGCCGGGTTTCGACGCGCGCGCCCTCGGCGATCACCATCAGCACGGCGAGTTCGCCGCGGGTGAGGTCCCGCGGCGCGTGGTAGAGCACTTCGTTGGAGAGCTGCCAGGCCACAGGGGGTGAGCTCCTCTCGAGATGTGGGGCGCTCTCAGCGCGTCGTGGACTGAGGCAGGGCGGGACGCGGGATCGGCCGGTGCGGGAGGGTGCGGTACCAGCGCGAGATGAGGCGCAGCTCGACGAGGCGGCGGCGGAGGCGGGTCACGGCAGCAGCTCCGCCGCGGTGAGCAGCTGGCGGGCGTAGTCGAGGCGGTCCCACTCCGCCGGGTCGGCGCCGGTGTCGGGATGCAGCCGGCGCGCGGCCGCCCGGTACGCGGCGGCCGCGTCGAGCACGGCCGCCCCGCCCGGGTCGGCCTGCGCGCGCATCCATCGCATGGCCTCCTCGGCCGACGCGAACGGGGCCGGTGTCGGCCCGGCCGGGAGCGCCCGGAACCCGGCGTACTGCTGGCCGCCCTCGACGGCGCCGTACCGGTCGACCGCACGCAGCGCCTGCAGCGTCAGCGCGATCGCGCGGGCGTTCGCATGCCACGGCAGAACGCCGTGCCAGCCGGCCCCGTCGTAGCGACCGCACGCGTACTGCAGCGGGCCATGCCGAGTATCGAGCGAGACCCGAACGCGGCCCGAGCGGAGCCGGGCGTTGGCGCGGATCTCGCCGTTCTGCCTGAGGTCGGCCGGGGTGAGGTCGAGCTCGATGACCACCACCTGAGCGCCGAGGAACTCGGCCTCGTCCAGGAGCATCTGGCGGGTGCCGGTCCACTTCGCGCGGAACGGGCATCCCGCCACCCCGACGTCGGGGTAGGGCCAGCTGGAGAGCGGCTCGAACACGAGGCGGGTCACGGCTCAGGCCACGCGGTCAGGAGCTGCGCGCCGCCGGGGATGGCGACGGGCATCAGAAGATCAGCCGCCAGGGCGCGCAGCCGTAGGTCTGGAAGGCGCCGACGGCTTCCGTGATCTCGACGACGAGAGGCTCGTTCGCGTTCGCCTTCGCGAACCCGCGACTGATGACATAGCTGTTGCCGTTTGCGCCGGTGCGCGAGGCGCGCGTGGCCCAGGAGCAGAACGAGTAGATGCCGGGCGCCGCCCCGGGCGAGCGGTAGGTGCCCGGGGTGATGTGGATGCCCACGATCCAGGTGCCGTCCCCGAAGCCCGCGTCGGCCGGCACTGCCATCTGTTCGGAGGCCGGTGGGGCACCGACGATCGCGGACGCCGGCGGAGTGTCGGTGCGCGGTGATACCGCGATGCCGATGACGAGCAGCAGCGCGAACCCACCAACGATCCACGGCAGGACCCGGTGTCGCTGGCGGGGCTCTATGGGCGGGTGTGGCGGCGGGACGGGCGGGGGCATCACAGGACATCTCCAGCGGAGGTGACGGGACGGCTGGCTGGCTCGTCATCGAGCACGAGCGCGAGCAGCGCTCCGACGCGGAAGGCCGGGAGCTCGGGCCACGCATCGCGGACGTCGTGCCCGTCGATGCCCGCGTGGAGGGCGGTGTACGAGCGGTCGGCGAGCGCCGCAGCGGCCTCGCACGCCTCGTCAGCCGAGACGGGCCGCTCGACGGGCTGCTCGGCGGGGTCGAGCAGCCATCGCAGCAGCGTGTTGACCTGCGTCGCCTCAGTGCTGTTCATCGGGCGATCGCCCCCGACTCGATGAGCAGCTCGGCGACGTGCTCGGCGTGCCACAGCGGGGAACGGCCGTCGGGCGCGCTGAACGTGCCGCCGAAGCCGCAGCGGCATGCGTCGTCGAGGAGCGGCTCGTGCTCGGTCAGCACCGCGGCGATCACCGGCACCAGCTCGCGGCTCGGGGCTGTACCGGACGGCGGCCACCATCCGGCTTCGACGACGTCGACGGCCAGGAACCGGTAGCCCTCGCGGAACGCGGTGTGCGCACCGGCCCAGCTGACGCCGGTCAGGGCGAGCTCCCGGCGGGCGAGCGCGCGGGCCAGCTGGTCGATGTGGGAGTCGGCCGCCGCTTCCAGCCGGGGCAGGTTGTGGCGCAGCGGCGACGACAGAGACGGGGGCGTGCCGGGGCCTGGTTCAGCCTCAGCGGCGTCTCCGGCGTGATCACCGGCTGGGCGGGTACCGCCCGCTGGCCTGACCTCGACCTCGGCCTCGCACTGGTCGCAGATCCAGTCCGCGGGGAGCGCCTTGACGTCCACGCGGCAGCGCGGACACGCTCGCCACGTCGCGCGGACCGTGGCACCGCTACCGGCGACGTGCTGGCCGCGGGTGTGAACCGGACGGGTACAGACCCAGATCTCGTAGAAGGCGGGGCACGTCGGGCCGGTGAAGCCGCGCGTCGGGTCGGGGTCGCCCACTTTCGCCGTGTCAGCGGGGTCGTCGGGGGCGGTTTCCCCGGTCGAGGCCGGAGCAGGCCCGGCGCTTTCCCCACCATCCGGCGACGTCTCGGGGAGCGGCGCGATCCGGGAGGTGGCCTGAGCGGCCAAGGTCGCGGGGCCGGCCGGGCCTCCGTGCTCCGGCCGCAGCCACTCGAGGGTGCGGCCGCCGGTCCCGGTCTCGTTGCCTCCGTCTCCGAAATGCTCCAGCACGGCGCCGGCGGGAAGCTCCCGGCGTTCAACGGTTCCGGTGATCTGGTCGCCCCGCCCTGCTGCGGTGTCGCGCGTCCCCATCTCCGGGGCCGTCAGCTCGTTGCTCGGCGGCGACGTCGCGGGGCCGCGCCAGTAGTGCGCCTGAATCGCGGCGGCGTACGCGCGGTAGATCTCGCGGTCGGGCTCTGGCTGCTCCTCCCAGGGGACCGCGGTGTGCGCGGCGACCTCGTGGGAGCAGATCACCCGTGCGAGTTCCTCGCGGGCCGCGAGTCGGTGATCGGCTTCGGATTCGAGCACGGCGATCTCCTCGGGGGCGAGCTGCTGGCCATACGGCCACCGTGGGGGCGTCGTCGCGGTTGCGGTTGTCGGCGGCCAGAGGCCTCGAACGACGTCGATGGCCGTCTCCGCGATCGCCGTCCACCGCTCGTCGACCGCCTCGGGTCCGGGGGCGATCCGCGCCCGGTAGAAGCCGCGCTTCAACTCGCTGGCGAGCCACGCCGGGTTCGGTGCGGGCCGCTCCAGGTCGAGCGCGCCCGCCAACTGGTCACGTTCGTCGGCCACCTCGTCGTGCAGACGGCGCCAGTGGCTGACCTCCTCGCGTAACCGCACGGTGCCGGGCTCGTCCGGGCCGTCCGGCTGGGCGATGTCAGCGGCGCCGGACTCGATGGCCCCGTTCTCCTCCATGTGCGCCCGGTACGCCGCGGCGAGCCGCTGCCCGGCCGCGGTCTGCGAGTCGACGAGCGGGTCGAGCTGCTCGACGTTGTCCTCGTAGTGCTTCGCGATCGAGTCGGCCACCTCGGGTCGGGTGCCGGGCGGGAAGCTGAGCACGTCTCCTCCGACGTGGCGACGCTCCCAGCTGAAAAGGCGGGCCAGGCGGTTCACTGGGCACCGCCAGAGACCGGCTCGCCGAGCTCGGAAACGTGGACGATGTGGCTGCTGCCGTCGCCGTCGATGCCGTAGACGACCTCGTCATCCGGGGTGAGACCCGCGAAACCTGCACGAATCGCGTAGGCCGCGACGGTCCGGTCACCCTCGCACTGACGCCAGGAGCGGCCACGCGCTCTGTCCCAGTAGTCGACCACGGTGAACGGCGAGCTCGGCGCCGGCCGCACGAGGCCGCGGCCGTCGTCGCCTGCCAGCTGGAGCGTCACCGTCTGCCCAGCGAGCGGGTGCGGGTCGGCGTGGACGACGCCGGCGGCGCTGCCGCCGGGACGCCCGGCGGCAGCCAGCATGAGGCCACCGGCGAGCACCGGGTCGCCCCACAGCAGGAGCAGCAGGGCGCAGCCCCACCCCGTCACCGCGAGCAGCCGGGCGACCGCCAGCTCCCGCCCGACGAGCGGGACGTAGTGGCGGGCGGCTTGCCGCTCGCCGCGTGGCCACGGCGACGCATGGCGACCGTGGCGAATGAGGTGCGTGGGGCTGTGCAGGTATGTCGTGAGCCAGGCGGGCAGCCGGTCTCGTGACAGAATTGGTGTGCTGATCATGAGGCGTTGTCCTCTGGTCAGGGCGGGTCGACGCGGCATAGGCGGCGGCGTCGATCCGCCGGTCACGTGCAGGGGGTCAGGGGGACGGGCCAGCCGTCGGCGATGCCGCGGTGGGCCCGGTAGCTGGCGGCGCGCAGCGCTGCGTCCCGGTCGACGTAGCCGCCGCCGATGCGACGGCCCTCCCGGTGTGTCAGCGACTGCAGGAAGACGGCGCGGGCCGCAGTGCGCTCGGCCTGCGTCGTCCCGACGGCCGGTGCGGCGCGGCCGGTGTGGCGCCCGGCCTGCGACTTCGGGGCGGTCGGGGCGATGCGGACCGGCGGTCGCGGCGCCTCCTTGATCCCAGCCGCTGCTGTGCATTCCGCGCAGTCGCGGAAGGCCTCGGGGGTGGCGAAGAGGCTGACCGCCTTCCACCTCCGCCGTAGCCCGCAGAGCGCGGGACGCCCACGGCGCGCATCCGCCGCGTACGACTCGGTCAGGAGATGGCCGATGAGGTCGGTCGAGCCCGGGTTGCGGGCGGCGTATCGGTGCCCGATCACGTCGGCCAGGTCGGAGATCACCGTGACGGTCACCGGCCGCCTCGCTGCCGGTCGTAGGCCGCGAGGACGTCCTGGTTGGTCAGCCCGACCGGCCGGTTCGCGGCGTCGATGATGCGGCGGAGACGGCGGCCGACCTTCCCGTTCGGGGTCTTCCCGGCGATCAGGTCCTCGACCAGCTCGTCGTCCGCGCGAACCGCTTCAGGGTCGACGTCGTCGGGGGTGGCCAACGCCGTCACCACTCGGTGCGCCAGCGGCCGGGGGCCGTCACGGCGCATCGGCCCAGACGACTTGAGTGGCGCCGGCGTGGCCGTGGATGGCCTCGACGATGGCGATGGAGTCGTACTCCGCGGTCGAGGCGAGGTCGCCCCGCCAGCGCATCGCAACGCGGCCGTCGGGGAACTGCACGCCGTCAGCGACATCGCCCGTGCCGGACACACCGGTCACGTCGGTGCTACGGCGGAGCACGAACATGCGGGCCTTGTTCACGAGGCCTGCTCCGCGGGCTGCTCGTCAGGCGCGGCGGGTGTCTCCGGTGTCTCCGGGCGGATGAGATTTCGCAGGTCGGAGACCTTGAAGCGACGCTGATTCCCCGGGGTCCGGTACGTCGGCAATGCGCCAGCGTCCGCCCACCGACGCAGCGTGTTCTCGCCGACGCCCGCGACCCGCGCGCCCTCGACGGTGCCAACCATGGCCTCGTCGTCGTATGCATGGGTACTGGACATAGCGCGGAACATAACCATGGGTACGTCTGACACGCAAACACCGACATGCCAGCACCATGGGACTTGAAAGGTAGCTCTGGTGAGGTCTGGTTAGGTTTTGGTAGGGTCGTCGCATGACAACAGCGGCAGCGGGGAGCCCGGCCGTGGCGCGGATCCCGGGCTGGACCTTCGCCGACCGGCTCAGGAAGATCCGGCGCGACGTCCTCGGCATCGAGCAGGAGGAGATGGCCCAGCGGCTGGGCATGAAGAAGCCGGCCTACGCAGCATGGGAATCAGGCCGCAACGAGCCGCGGTCCATCGTCGCGGTGGCCAAGCAGATCGAACTGATGTCCAGGGTCCCGGCCGCGTGGGTGCTTGGGGTTGAGTCGCCGACACCCGAACCGGGGGACGCTCAGTCGTCGCAACCGCAGGACGCTACTGCGGCAGCTACTGTGCGGTATCTCCCGATTAGCGAGCACGGGGCGGCATCGGTGACACCGCTGTTCCCGCAGGTCAGTGCGTATGCCGAGGTGGCCGACACCGTGAGTGTCGGCCGGGCGACTGAACTTAGCGGGGCAGCGTGAAACGAAGCAACGGATCACGACGGATTACCGAACGTTCGGCCGTGACTACTATCAGCGAACGGGACCTCCGCCTGATCAGGCTGCACGTCGACTACGTGCGACGGACCGGGGCGACGGCGAGGACGCTCTACCACCGTCGGGAGAACCTGCTCCGGTTCGCGAAGAAGCTCCGCTGCGATCTGCTCGACGCCACCGCCGGCGACCTCGACACCTGGCAGTCCGGGCTACGCGTCAGCCTCTCCTCGATCGCGACCTACAGCTCCCACGTCCGATCGTTCTACCGCTGGGCGGTCGAGACCGGGCACATCGAGAACGACCCGAGCCACCTCTTGCCTCAGCCCAAGGTCCCCGCCCGGCGGCCACGGCCGATCCCCGCCGACGACCTCGAGGTGGTCCTGGCCTGCGCGAAGGGCCGCGTTCGTATCTGGATCATCCTCGGCGTGTTCATGGGTCTGCGCGCGTTCGAAATCGCGCAGACCTGCCGGGAGGACGTCAGCCAGGGGATCATCGCCGGGGAGCGCAGATGGTTCATTTCCGGCATCGGCAAGGGCGCGAAGCCCTACAAGCTCGTCGTGCCGACCCACGTCATGCCGGAGCTGCAGGTACACCTGACCACCCGGTCCGGGCCCCTCTGGCGAGACGCGAACGACAGGGCGATCGCGCCTCACGGGATCACGAAGGAGGTCACGGCCTTCTACCGAAGCCTGGGCATGGCGCACACCCACCACTCGGGCCGCCACACGTTCGGCACCGAGGTGCAGCAGCAGACCAAGGATCTGCTGGAGACGCAGGTGCTCATGCGGCACTCGAACCCGGCCACGACATTGCAGTACGTCGACCCGGGCGACGCGGCCGGGATCGCCGCGCTGGATCGGCTGTCGGCGGCGCTGCGCCCGGAGAGCGGGTCTCGCCGGCGGAAGCCGCCCAGGTCCAAGCCCGGCCGGGAGGCGTCGTGACGACAATCGCCGTTCTCTGCGCCGTGTGTGGTGCAGCGGTTGGGCCATTTGGCCTACAAGTTGATCACCATTTTGCTCGTCCAGTCGGTCGTGTAATGCGGCCAGACGGACCTTATGTAAACGGCCGATTGTTGGAAATCGTGATCTTCCATGAGAAGACGATGGACAGTCCGAGTCCAGGACGCCGCCCGTCGGGAGCGCTGGTTGATCGTCGAGGTGCCGACCGGTTCGGGCGCCGTCCACGTGTCAGTCGGGGATACCCGCCTCGTGTACGAGCCTCAGAGACTGGCGCGGCTGCGGAGGGTCTACCTGGCGGCGATCGCCGTGGCGATCTTCGACAGGGGACGCTGGTGATCAGTCCTTCTGACGACGCCACTGCGCTCGGAGCTCGCTCCGGACGCGGTCGACGTCCCAGCGCATGTGCCCGCCAGGAGTCCGGTAGTCGGGTTCGATCAGGCCGGCCTCTACCCACCGCTGCAGCGACCGGACGCCCACGCCGAGCTCCTTCGCGAGCTGGGGGGTCGTCACGTACTGCGTCACGCCGGGACCCTGTCGCGCCGGTGTCGCATATGGCCGGGTGGTGTCGCGTTTGGCATCGAACGGCGGCCATTCGGTGCCGGGCCGCGGCGGGGGCCGCATGAGCGCCGTGGCCGCAGCACCTTCCGGCCGCGCCGTACTGGGAGAGCTCGCTGCGATCGTCGAGCGCTTCCCGGATGGTGACTGCCCGCCCGCGGCGGTCGCCCAGCTGCTCGACGAGGTGGCCCGGGTGGTCCGCCGGGCCCGGGCGCAGATCCGGCGCGCCGCTGCGCGGCCGCGTGGCGCTGCGCCGGCTGTTGAGCTGGAAGGGAAGCCGGCTCAGCCCCAGCGGCCACCTCCGGCGAGCCCAGCCGCCACGAATCCACGACGAAACCCAGCCTCGATCGATCCTCCGGTCACGGCATTGCCTCGAGCAGCGCCCGCTGACCAGATCTCGCCGCGGCTCTCCGGCAACAAGCCCGTGGCCACCGCGGCCGCCATCGAAGCACCGCTGGCCTCGCCTCCACTGACGGTCCCGCCACGCGCTGCCAGGCGTTGGCTGGTGCCGACACCACGGGGGTGGTTCATCGGGGTCGCGGTCCTGCTCGTCACGCTCGCCGTTCTGCTCGGGCTCGCCGCCGGCGCCGCGGTCGACGCTGTCGTCGCCCTCGGCATCGTTACGGCCGCCGCTACCTGGACGGCGGCGCATCGCTGCGGCACTGCCCGCGCCAGATTCGCGAGGCGCGCTCGACCACTCACATAGGAGCGGCCTCCGGCGCGGCGACCTAACCGCCGGCCGGAGGCCTAGATCAGCCCCGGGAGGCTGACCATGTCCAACACCCTGTCCGACTCCGGAGAGGCCCACAACCTCGGGCCCGGTTGCTGCCGATACGGCTGCTCCGAGCGCGCCACGGTGCTCGTCACCGGGCCCGCTGGCGTCCCTGACGTCGTCGTGCTGCTGCTCATGTGCGGCGGATGCAGCCTGGCCGCGAGCACCGCCGCCCCCGACGTCGCCGTGCGCGCACTGCCATCAACCCGGCGCCGCGCCCGCATCGCCTGAAGCAGGGCTGATGCACCGCGGTCGCGAGGAAGCCGATCAGTCCGCGCTGAGCCGGCTGATGTACTCGACCGCCTCGTCGCCAACGACCGCGGCGTCCCGCAGCCGATCCCACAATTCGACGTACGGCCGCACTCGCTCCGGGTCGCTCGTCATCGTCGCACCGTGTAGCAGCTCGATCAGCACGTACGGATTGGAGCCGTCAGATGGCTCCCTGTAGGTGAAGGAGGTCCACGTCAGCGCGCCGCAGCGCCTGATCGGCAGAATGGCGATATCGACGCTCGACAGCGTCGCGAGCGACCGGATCCTGTCGAGCTGGGCCGGCATCACGCCCGGGCCGGGGGACCACAGCAGCGCATGCTCAGCGATGAGGAACTCGAATCGCCGGCCATCCTCGTCGTACAGCTGCTTCTGGCGATCGAGCCGCTGGGCGACCGCGGCCGCATGATCGATCTGGCCGATCGGGTCGGCCTGCGGGATCAGCAGACGGGCGTACTCCGCCGTCTGCAGCAGCCCTGGCACCATCGTCAGCTGCAGACTTCGCACCAGCCGCGCGGCCGCCTCTTCCTGGTGTGCCCGCCGCTGCAGATGACCGCCCGCCTCGCGCAGGAGATCCTGGTAGGGCGTCGGATCCGTATGCGCCGCCTCGGTCAGCGCGAGAACACGCCGCGAGGCCGTCTCGTCGGCGTCGACCGCGGTAAGCCACGCGAGCGCCTCGGCCCGCGATGGCGGGCGGCCCACTCCACGCTCGAACCTGCTGACGGACGCCTGGCTCATCCCGGTGCGTTTGACGATGTCGCGCTGGGACCTCCCGGCAAGCGTCCGAAGAGAGCGCAGCTCGGTCCCGAGCTGCGCCCACTTCTCGGATTTAGTCACGGACTCCCACTACGTACTCGTTCAGCGGAACCGCCACCGCCTCTACGGCGCGGCGCCGCTCGTCGAACTCGGCGAGTTTGCCACGCTCGGTGATCAGGTCGGCGCCGTGCCACTGTCCCGCCTCGTCGTAGTTCATCCGCACCGCCCGGGCATGCGGCGTGTCGCCGTCGAACAGCCAGAAGTCCGGGCCGACGTCGCCCACCTGGGCGCGCCGCACGATCTGGATCTGCTCGCCGGCTGCCTGGGACTCGCGGTAGGCCTCGATCTCGTACCGCTCGTAGTCGGTCAGGGGGTCGTCGACGACGCGCGTCCGGCTCCACCGCTTCTTCCCGACGACGGTGGACACGGCGATCCGCGCCAGCCATGCGCTCGTCCGGACGGAGCGTTCGGGCAGTGCCCTCCCCTCGAGGAACGCGGCAAGCCGCTCGGCATCGGCGCCGCCCACGTCGTAGACGGGCAGCGCTTCCAGGCGGAAGACGCTGCCGTGGAACTCGTCGAAGAGGGCGTTGAACTCGTCGGGGGTCACGAGCTCCCCGGCAGCTGCGCGACCAGCCTCGTCCACTCGCCGGCGGGAATGCGCACGAAGCCCTCGCCCTCCGGGAGTGGCTCGGGCGCCTGATCGGTGAGGTAGCCCTGCACAGTCACGTCGCCTGTTGCGTCATCAACCCAGAACCGCGGGCACGGACCGTCGGGACAGTTGTTCGCGAGCAACCTGAACCCCATCAGCTACCTCCTGTAGTCAAGCTTAGTCACAGCAACGCCGATCGTGGAGGCAGGCGCGCCACGCCGTCAAGCAGCACACTTGCGGCCTGCGCGATTCTGGTTCATTCTGACTAGAGCTGGTTAGAGATGAGCCAGATCGCATCGAACGTGGACGCACCACGAAGGGGACCCGAGATGGGCCAACTCGATCTGAGCGTTCCCTCCCTGTCCAGGGCCTGGGACTACCTGCTCGGGGGCAAGAACAACTTCCAGGTCGACCGCGACGCCGTGGATGGGATGTTCGACGTCTTCACGGGCTGGCGCGCTCTGGCCCTGATGCAGAGGCGGTTCCTCGGCCGCGCGGTGCAGTACCTGGTCGCGGAAGCCGGCATCCGCCAGATCATCGACGTCGGCTCCGGCTTCCCGACGCGGATGAACGTGCACGAGATGGCACAGCAGATCGAGCCCGACGCCCGCGTCCTGTACGTCGACAACGACCCGAGCGTGCTCGCCCACGCCCGCGCCATCGTGGCCGACGACCGTCGCTCCGCCGCGATCCTGGCCGACGTCACGACGCCGATGACGATCCTTCGGCATCCGATGACACGCCGGCTCCTCGACCTCCGAGAGCCATACGCCGTCCTGCTGTGCGGGGTCCTCCACCACCTGGCCGACGACCAGGGCCCGATGAGCGTGACCCAGCAACTGCAGGAGGCGATGACGCCCGGCAGCTACCTGGTCATGAGCAACTTCCTCGACGACGACAGCCCACTCGCCGCGGAAGCCGAACGTGCCATCCACAAGGCGCTCGGAACGGGCCGGTTCCGCACGTGGGAGGAGCAGACGCCCTACCTGTACGGCCTGGGCCCGGTGGAGCCTCGCTTCGTGTACGCGGACGACTGGCGACCCGACGAGTTCACGCCGAAGAACAGCCCCGAACACACCTTCCTGGCCGCTGGCGTCGGCCAGGTGGCGGGGTAGCCGTGGCCAGCCAGAACGCGCGTGACTCGATCAGTTGGAACGAGCAGCGGTCGGGTTACGACTGGGCCACGACTCTGAGCGACGGCCGCAAGAAAGCGGGCTTCGCCGAGACGAGTGACGAGGCCAAGGCAACTATCCGGTCATGGCACGTGACGACCCTTCCGCCCAGGCACCGAGGGCCACGGACGCTGTGCGGCGTCGTCAAGCCGACCGGCGCAAAGCCAGCGGCGCGCATTCGTTGAGCCGCCCGGCTCGGCTCGCGCCCAGAGTCTCGGCCGGTGTGAGGGTGTCCTCTTCGCCTCACACCGGCCGGTTCCATGCGTAACGTCGCGAGCACTCTGCGCGAATGGGACACGGGTGCTGCCGACCGCACGGCCCGACTGGACGATGATCAGAACGCGCACCAGGACAGGAGCCTGCCCATGGCGCCCACATCTCCGCTGACACCGCACGCGGTACGCCGGAGTCGGATGTGGATTGTGCTGGCCAGCGTCGCGGGGCTCGCGGTCGTCGGCGGGGTCGTCGCCGTCGCGACGGCGGGTGGGAGGCAGCCGGACCCGTCGGTGCCCTACACCATCATGATCACGGAGCCGTCGCAGAACCTCAACGCGGACGCGCGTGGACGTCTCATCGCCTACTGGTCGTGCGCCGCCGACGCGGATCCGCGAGCGCGGTCCAGCATCATCACGGGCGGCCTGTCACAGGCGGACTACGTGGTCGAGCATGCGAAGTGGGCCAAGGTCGACGGCGAGACGGGGCTGGGCAGCTTGCGGATCGACGTGAGCTGCGACCCTGGCGACACGATCACCGTCGCGCTCGACGCGGCAGTCGCGGCCTACAGGCCCACGACGCTGCGCTGCGAGGTGTTCGCGCCGACTGGAGAGCGTCTCGCAGCGGAGGAAGCCACTCGGCCCGAACCCGATCCGGTGTGTCGGACGATGGTCCGCTGAGCTGAAACCCTTCTCGCGACTCAGCAGTCGCCTGGTTCTTCGTCGTCCTCGCTGAGGAGCTCCCGAAGCAGCCCGTCCTCCAACAGTTCACGGATCCGCTCGTCGACGAGCCGTTCGATGTCGCCAGCGGGAGCGTCCTCCTGGTGCTCGACGACCGCCTGCGGTTTCGTCGTGGGAGCTGCGGCATCACCCGTGAGTTCGAAGCCCGTCACATCCCGCAGCAGCGTGAGCAGCGTGAGCAGAACCGCGAGGTAGGCCGCCAGCCGAGCCCTCGCATCCTGACCGCGTGCCGTCTCGAAGCTGCCGCCCAGTTGCTCGACCGAACTGTTAAGTCGATCAACGCCGAGCGTGAGCCGCTCAATCGCGCCAAGCAGATCGCCCTCGGCCGCGGTTCCACTGACCTCGACGATCGAGGTCATCACGTGCGCGTCGGCCACCAGCTGGGAGGTCGCGCCTGAGTCGAGCTGTTCCAGGTTCGCCCGCATCCGGTCAAATGCCTCAACGATGATGCTGCCCTGGGTGATCTGGGCTGCCTGCATAGCCGCGGCGGCAGCACGAAACATGCTGGGACCGTCGAGCTGACGCGCCATGGCTGCGCGTGCCGCCTCGAACGCTGCGCCAAGCCCGGTCTGCGCGCGCAGTGCTGCATCAATCGAACGCGAGATCTGGGCGTCGCGCTGGCTCACGGCCCTCGCGGCTCTCTCAAACGCGGGCGCGAGGGAGCTGAGATCAACGAACTCACGAGCAGGATCAGCCACCTACTCACATCAGGATGGGGGCTCCAGCCGTTACCGCGCGACCCAGGGTCCGGCCGTACACTCCGCCGTGCCGCGCTTCCCCCGCGGTCCACACCGGACCACCCAGGGGAGACGCTCGTGCCCGACATCCAGCGCGACCCATGCCCCAGCTGCGGACGCAGACCCGGGCCATACCTCGTCCTCGTCGGCTGGCAGCCCTGCCGCTGCGGCGGCCACCGCACCCGCTGGTGCCGCGACGACAAAGGCGGCTGCGGCCACACCCTCTACAGCCCTGCCCTCGACCGCGATCGCTGCGATCCGCCACGCGACGGCTTCGGAGCCCTCTAGAGAGGGCACCGGGCCGCGACGGGAGAGCTCCCTAGCCGCCCCGCGGGCGGCCGCTGAGAACGAACTCGGCGGCGGCCAGCGCGGCCGCCGTCCCGTTCTGCGCGGCGGTGCGGATCGCTCCCGGGTCGAGGCCCTTCCCCGCGGCCAGCTGCTCGACCGCGGCCCGCAGCGCCGCGATCTCCCCGTGCGCGGCGGCCGCGGCGTCTCGGGCCTGCGCCGCGAGCTGCCGGGCCTCGTAGGCGCGCGCGTCGGCGTTGATCGCGAAGCCACCGATGTCGTCTTCGGGGAGCATCGCCGGCGGCGGCTCGCCCACGGAGTCGTAGTTGACGCGAGTCTGGTGACGGCCGTGGAGCTTGTCGTAGACGGCCTTGAGCCAGCCGTGTTCCTCGGGCGTCATGTCGTTGTCCTCCACGGGGATCGTCGGGCCGGGGGGCGTCGGGCTGGAGGTCGTTGGGCGGGGGATCGGTGATGGCGCGCCGATCCGGACGCGCCACCTCGCGAGCTTCGCCATGGCGTCGTCGGCGTATCGCTCGGCGGCCGGGCCGGAGCCGTTGTATCGGCGGAACCCGTCGCGGGCCCCGTACGCGCGCTGCAGCCCGGCCAGGTGGCGGAACCCGATCCGGACGTTGCACCGCCAGTCCCAGCAGCCGCCGATGGCATCGGCCTGGTCCTGCAGGGGCGGGTACGTGAGCTGGGCCGGGCCGACGCCCTGCGACCCGAGTCGGACCCGGTGGGGCTTCCAGCGCTCGTAGTCGGCACGGGTGACCGCACCGCCCTTCACGTAGTAGCCGCCGGTGCTGACACCGTCGGAGCCCCACACGTTCCGGCCGCCGGACTCCTTCTCCAGCATGGTGACCGCGGACGCCAGGTCGAGACGCTCGGCGGCGGCCAGCTCGACGACCTCAGCCGGGCGCGGGATGCCCCACGCGGCGAGCGACTCGACGACGCCCATCAGACCCTCCCTGGGATGGGTGCGGCGCCGCCTCCGCCACGCTCACGGAGCTGGGCGCGGGCGCTCTCCAGCTCGACGGACAGTGTGTGGACCTTCCCGCGCAGCTCGGTGACCTCGCCGCTGAGACGCGCGATCTCCTCACGCAGTGGCTGCAGCAGCGCCACCGCGGACCCCTGGATGACCGCGGCCGCATCGGCGCTCGTCTTGCCGGCCTCAGCGAGGATCTTGCGTTTGTCGGCTCGCAGCTTGAGCAGCGCGATCAGGGCGGAGGTGCCGCCGAGTGCGCCGATCGTGGCGAACACGATCTCGGGGATGCCCGTCATGGGGCGGCTCCGGAGATCTCGGGGATGCCCGTCATGGGGCGGCTCCGGAGTCGTCGGGGTCGGCGAGCTGGGGCCCGTCGTCGGCGAGCTCGATCGGGTCGGCGAGCGCGCGGCGGAGCCGGCTCAGGTCGTGCCCGATCTGCCACGTCCGCACCCCGCACGCCGCCCCGCACGCGATGATGATCACCCCGCCGACGCGAACCTGCTCGAAGCCCAGCAGCAGGTAAATGCCGATGCCGTAGCCGATGAACAGGCCCGTCAGAAGCAGGAGCCCGACCCGCTCGACCAGTAGCGAGGTGGGCAGTCGCAGGAACAGGCCGACGAGCACGACGATGCCGCCGAAGATCAGGCCTGCGTACCACGCGGTGGCGCGGCCGTCGGCGAGCTGGTCGATGATGCTGCGCTGCTCGTGCGGGAGCAGCCCGGACACGCCGGAGATCAGGCATGCCGCCATCAGCAGCACTTGGAACGGCGACCGTCCGGAGCGGAGGACGAGGGCGCGGGCCATGTCGGGTCCTCTCAGCAGGTGAGCTCGGCGCCCGAGCCGGTCGCCCGGAACGAGACGTGGACGTGGTCGTAGTGATTCGCCGTCGGCGAGCCGCGGCCGGCCATTGGCCGCCACCCGTCGCCGTTGTCGATCCGCTGCCGCCAGATCACGTAGGTGACGGCGAGGTTGTCGCGGTGCGCCCGGACGTAGGTGGACAGCTCGTCGCCGAGCCGGCGGTCGACGAAGAAGTCCAGGGCCAAGCCCTTCGGGTGGTCCGACGTCGGCAGCGCTCGCTCGCCGACCCCGGCGATTGACACCGGGTTGAGCCCGAACCGGGCGACCAGCGAGTCACCGGCGAGCGCGACGTGCCGCTTCACGCCGCCCCATCCGACCGTGCGGCACGTGCCACCCGCGGGCTGGACAGTCGTGGGTGCGGTCGACCGGGCCGGCGCAGGCTGGGGCGCAACCGTCGTGGTCGACGCGACCGTCATCTCCCCCTGACCGATCGTCGTGGGCGCCGCCGACACTGTCTGTGGTTGCGGCGACGTCGGCGGCAGCCTGCGACCACCGGTCGGGGCTCCTCTCCAGGCGGCCGCGCCCGGGACCGCGAGCACCCGCTCCCCGGCTGGGTCGTCCCGCATCGCGATGGCGACGGCCAGCCCGCTGCCGAGCGAGACGGCGACGAGCAGCGCTGTCCCGCCGTGCGCGGCGCCGGCCAGCCAGCGATCCGGGCGGCCGTCTGCGCGGTGGCGGCCGCTCATGGCACCCGTCCGTAGCTGCGCATCACGCTGCCCGAGCGAGCAGCCGGGGGACGGTCCCTGTGGATGTGGGCGAGGCGTTGAAGTTGGCCGGCAATGCTCCGGTGACGCCGGTCTCGCTGTAGCCGATGACGGTCCCGGCGGCGACCGGCAGGGACGAGCCGGTGCGAATCGGGATCGGTGGACTCCAGTTGCTGGCAGTGCGCACCGACGGCTGGGTGGTCGGCGCGGACTGCACGGCGGCGCCGAACCACCAAATGCCCGGCGCGAGGGTGAGCGCGACGGTCAGCTCCTGCACCGTTGCCGAGTCGCCGTTGATCTGCCCGGCGTCCAGCACCAGCGCGCCCGGCAGGCCTGCCCCGGTGTCCGCGTAGACGCCGAGGCGCAGCTTCGACCCGGCCTCGCCGGCGGTGCCGATGTCGGCGCCGAGCCGGTCCCAGCTCGTCGTGCGGGTGATCACGCGCGGCGCCAGCCGGAGCGTGCCGTTGCCGAGGCTGCCGGAGGTGCCGGCAGCGGCCGTGCTGGTGAGGTAGTGGTACTGGCCGGCGGCGACGGCCGGCGCGACGTCGAGGTCGGTGCGCAGCTGGACGATCGTGCGGCTGGTCCAGGCCCCGGCCTTGCGCTGGATGAGGTCGTCGTTGCCCGGTGTCAGCGCGGCGATCGCGGTCAGGTCGCCGTCGACGGGCTGAGCGCCGACGTCGCCGGCGTCGAGCACCACGGCCGGGCCGACGTCGCCGTTGACCGTGGCGATCGCTCCCGGCGGCCCCTGGATGCCCTGTGGCCCTTGCGGTCCGGTGATCGGGTACGTCACTACGGGGGGCACGGTGGCCGGGGTCAGGGTGGACAGGTCGACCGTTCCGCCCGGCGCGTCGTAGGGGATGACGACGTAGTAGATGCGGATCGGCTGCCCGTCGATCTGCTCGCGCACCTCGTAGCTGACCCCTGGCGGCGTGGTGCCTGGGTCGTTGTTGGCCGCGATCACGATGTTGAGGTCGCCCTCAGCGTCGAGCGGCTTGGAGCGGCCGGCCGCGACCACGGTGTCGCCGTTCGTCATGGGCGCAGACGGCGTGAACCGCAGGGTGCCGATCGCGGGCGTGAGTTCCGCGGTCTTGTAGGGGCGGGTGACGGTGATCTGGGTGAAGCTCATTTCCTCACCCGACCAACGCGAAGTTGATCCGGACCCAGCCGCCCGACGCGTGCGGTTCGAGCAGCCGCGCGCCGCCGGTGCTCTGGTAGAGGTTCACGAACACGACTGCGCCGCTCGCGAAGCTCTTGGCCACGCCGAAGTTGTTGGTGACCGGGTTGCCTGACGGGGGCGACTGCCCCTGACCCGCCAGCGGAGAGCCCTCGGAGGCGCCTGTGTGGAGGCCCGCGTAGCGCTCGCCGGTCACTGCGGCGCTGGCGTATCGCGTGGTTCCGGTGATCACCCAGATGCCCGACGCGCCGAGGGTGAACTGGTGCCCGGCGCCCCGGCTGGCCCGAGTGACGAGCGCCGACGAAGTGTCGGTTGTGCCGAACGCGCACGTAGCGTTCGCGGCGTTGGGGACGCTCTGCGCGGACGCCGCGGAGAACTGCGCATGCGCCGTCGTCCCTCCACCTCCGCCGCCCGCCGGCGCGACGACCGTGTTCCAGCTGTCGCCGTCCCAGATCAGGATGAGGCTGGTGTCGGTTTCGAAGATGAGCATGCCGAGCGGGGGGCTGGCGGGCCGCGCGGTGGACAGGCACGGGAACGCGCGGGCCAGCTGTCCCTCGACGTCGGACGCGAGCTCCTGCATGTCCACCGGCACGTTGGGGGCGTCGGACTGGGCCGGGTAGCGCAGGGCGAAGCGGGGAGTCGTCGGCATGCTCGGTCTCCTAGGTGGCCTGGTGGATGCGGCCGAGGATGATCGGGCCGGCCGGGGTGTTGGCGAGCAGCACGCGGCCGGTGGTGATCGCGGCCGGGTTGATGACGGGCAGGTTCGTGTAGGTGACCGTCCCGCCGATGACCACGGTGTTCGCGAAGGTCACGGCGTCCCAGGTGGTGAGGGTGGCGCCCATCAGCAGCTGCGTCCCGGTGCCGGCTTGGCGGCCGAGGAACAGACGGGCCAGCTCGTTGTAGGTCATGTCAGGCCGGCCGGTTGTAGATACGAACCCACTGGTGATCCATTTTTGCGGGAGCCATTCCCGATCCGAAGAAATTGTCAAGCTGCGTTGTTAAGTGCATAGTGTCCGGCGACAGAATGCGGCTGTCCGTGTAGCGCCAGCGCTGGACGCCATCAATCCAACCGGTCAATGCGTTCCGTGACCACTCGAATGCGTAGTTGTGCCAGTTCTGAATGTCCAGCGGGAACGTGCCGCCCTCCTGCACCTTGGGCTTCTCGGTCGGGTAGTGCAAGAACCAACCCGCTTTGCCTGAATCGCAGTTGGTTTCTAGAAAATCATATTCACCTCCGGCCACCCGCCCCATTGACGTCGGCCAGGTGATGAGTACCGGGTGGTACCTGTTTCCACCCCCGGCCGGGTTTATCGAGTAGGTGCGCATCCGGATCTCGACGCGGATGTATTTGGTCTCGTGCTTGAACCGCATCCCGCCGGTGGTGCCGCCCGCGTCGCCGTAGCAGGTCATGACCCCGTTGGCGACGCTGTACGCCGAGGGTCGACGCAGGCCGTTCCCGGAGTGACCGATGCCGTTGTACATCGACCACTTGTCGCTGCTCGGCGGGCCCGTGTACGCGAATTCGTCGCCATCGACGACCGGCCCCCAGCCGAGCAGCACGGCGGCCTGGGTGCCGTCGTTCGGGTCCCCGCCAGGGCCGGGCCCCGGGCCCGGTCCGGGTCCGGGACCGGGTGTGGAGTAGACGGGAGGCGTCGGAGCGGGGTAGCCGGTGTGCCAGGCGACGAGGCCTTTCAGTTCGACTGCGAAGTACTGCGACGAGTCGCCGCCTTCGGTCGAGCTGTTCGACTGCGCGTAGCACCCTGCCTTGAAGTAGCACCCGCTGTTGGTGATGGTGCCGGTCAGCTTGGTCTGGCCGCCGATCTTGACTGTGAGTGCGCCATTTACCACCTCGATTCGCCAGCTGATCGGCGTGCCCACCACGTAGGAGGGCAGCAGGGTGGTGCGCACATCGTTGAGTCGAGCGACCAGCTGCAGGGTGCCCGACACAACCTCGGTCTGGATGCGCAGGACATCGTCGGAGGCGTCGTGGATCTGCGCGATGCAGACCCACGGCTTGGTCGCCGCCACGCGGGTGACGGTGGACGTACCTTCCATGTAGTGCGTGCCCGTGCCCGCAGACCAGGCGGCGTGCGTGGTGCCGTTCTGCTGGAATTCGCGCAGCTCCGAGCGTGGGTAGGTGCTGCCGGGTGTGGTCCGCGCGTTGACCTGCACCCGGAACTGCACTGCGCGCTTATCGGGCGTCAAGACGAACTGAGGTGTCTCCGTGTAGCCCCCCGCGATGTCGGCCTGCGAGTGGTCGGTGTGGGCGCTGGAACCGCCGATGCCGACGTTGAAATGGTTCTGCCCCCCGGCCGCGCCAATCCACAGCAGCTCCCCGGGGTTCGCCGGCAGATCGTCGCTGGGCTCGGGGTCGGGCGTCGGGGTCGGATCCGGCTGCGTCTCGACGACGCCGGCCGGGTTCGCGGTGCGCGTCACGATCTCCACTGGCGAGTCACCCGCCAGCGGGATCGCCACCTCGTCGATCAGGTGCGTCTCGTCCTGCGCGCCCAGCCGGGCCGTGACGACGTCGAGCGGGCGCAGTGCTGGGTTGGGCACCGCGAACAGACCCAAGTTCGACGGCAGGCCCGTGGAGCGGGCCAGGACGGTCTCCGCGGCCGCGAGCGCTGCTGCGTCGGTGCGCAGGACTGGGGAGGCGTAGTAGCGCGGCGCGGCGCCGAACCGGCCCGACCAGAACAAGGGGCTATTGCGGTCGTTGTTGTAGGCCAGCTGGTACCCGGTCGGCGCGGCGGGATCGCTGCCGTACGCGCTGACGATGTTCCAGACGCCGTCCCGGGTGACCTTGCGGCTAGCGCGGATCAGGGTGCCGGTGCGACCCGGCAGGATCGCGTAGACCGCGGGGGCGGCCGGGTTCCGGTCCCGCGGCTCGATCCGCAGCTGGCCGAGCTCGTCGAAGCGCAGCACGCACCCGCGCCCATCGGCCAGCTTCGCGAGGAACGCATATGTCGAGTCCTCGACGACCTGCCCGCCGGGGACCGTGGCCTCGTCGGGGTCGTAGCCGGTCCAGGTGATCGGCACGATCGTGCTGATGAACATCCCGTAGCCCGCGGTGGAGACCGCCGACGTGGGAGTCAGGCGGCCGTTCACGAGCCGCTCGAAGATCGTGCGGTGCGTCGTGCCAGCGGGCACCTGGTAGGGGAAGAGCACCCGGTTCTGCTGCATCTGCGCGATCCGGTCGGGTGCACCGATCCGGATCGGGCCGTGAGGCGCGTCGGGCTGGTCGAGATCGTCGATGCGGTAGTAGCCGAGGGGCACGTACTCCCTGGTGCCGTCCCCGAAATCGATGCCGCGCTCGGCGAACAGCTCGGCGCCGTAGGGCTGCACCTCGGCCCAGTAGTCGCCGGGCACGGTGATCGCGACAGTGCCCTTGATGTCGGCGACCGCGTTGAGCGTGACGTCGCCGTCGAGGATCGGCAGCTCGGTCCCACCTGTCGGTGCCGGACCGAACTGTGTGGTGGTGAGCACCCGCACACGGGAGACGGCCCGGTGACTCCCGGTGATGGTCTCGAGGAAACGAGCGGAGACGGGGTACATCAGGAGGCCACATCCCGGTAGGTGTCGTAGGCGTCGAGCAGCTCCTGATAGGTCACGAACTGGTCGAGCACGGTCTGATAGGTCGACCCGGCAGGGACGACGGACGGGGGCGGGGCGGCCACCTCGATCAGCGGGATGGTCCAGCGGGCGGCAACCGAACGCATCGACGGCCGCTCGTAGGAGTAGTTGCCGACAACGGCATAGAGCGACGGCAGCGCGGTCGTGACCGGGGTGTGCAGGAAGATCGCCATGCCCAGCGACAGCGCCTCGTCGAGCGCCGCGGTCTCTTCCAGGTCGGCAGTCCGGACCGAGATGGGGACCCGCCGGGAGCCGTGGACATCGGTCACGACGACCGGTTCGGAGCGGCCGACCACGTCGTAGGCCACGTTGCGGGACGGCCGGCTGATCTCGCCCCACCCGGTCAGCTTGAGCTTGCGGTTCAGGACGGGCATCGCGATGAACTTGAGCCACACGTGTGTGAGCGGGTCGGCCGGGCGGGTCACGGTGGCCTCGGCGACGACGACATCCGGCTGGTTCTCGTCCGAGCTCAACGCGATGACCTTGTAGACCATGGCTGCGCCGGCCACGAACTCGTAGTCGTCGACGGGCCGAAGGAAGCGCCCGTCGGCGACTGTGACCTGCCCGCCGCGGACCAGGATGTACCGGGCCGTGGATACCGGCCGGGCGTACACCTCCGCCCGGATCGCCGTTACCGGCAGGCCGAGCGCGTCGACGCGGATCCGGCCGCGCTCATCGTCGTAGGCGAGAGCCAGGATCAGCGCCGATTCACTGAAGGCGAACTCGTCGACGGCCCCGCCGGTGGCGACTACCGCGGCGGACTCGGCGAAGCGCAGCGTGTCGCCGCCAACCGGGCCCGGCGCGGTGGCCACCATCGATCCGGAGTCGGCCACCGTGAACGCGTCCGAGCCGGTGAGCAGGTAGGAGGCCGAGTTGCCCGGCGTCCCCGCCCAGCTCGCACCCGCCGTGTCACCGTCGAAGTAGGGCCGTCCGGTTTCGGTGGTCTGCTCGGTCAGCGCCGCGGTCACCTCGGCGGCGCCGTCCAGCCCGTTGAGCACGATCAGCCCGCGGGTCGCGCCGGATGGGCAGACCACCGGGCCGACCTCCGGGCGCAACACGGCCCCGGCCGCTGCAGTCCACGGGACGCCATCACCGGAGCCGGTGACGAAGACGCCGGCGGCGTCGTACCAATCGATCGAGATCGTGGCCGTTTGCGCGGCGACCGCGTGCACCTCCACCGATCCGACGTACGGGGCGCCTGCGACCGCCACGAACTTGGGCGTGATGACGTCACCGGCCGCGATGCCGGCGAAACCGGTCGTGCGCTCCAGACTGGTGACGGAGGTTGAGCGCGCCCATCCGGACGGGCCGAACCATCCGGTCGCGGATGTCCCGCAGGCGGGCCGCGGCTGCAGGTTGATCCGCGTCCCGGCCGTCGCTGCGCGACCGAGCACGACGACGCCACCGGCCATCTGGTCAGCGGTGGCGCCGCCGCGAGTGAGTGTGGTCTCAGTGGTCGCACCGGAGCTGACAGGCGCAGACGCAACCCACAGGCCGGCCTCGCTGCCGCCGTTGCCCGGCGCCTGCTCCGAGACGTAGCCGCCGGTGTAGGTCGGGGTGCCTGCGGTCAACACCGAGTCCACAGCGAACGCCGCGATGGCGCGTCCGTCGCCGGCCGCTGCACTGGTGGTGCCCGACGACCAGGCGGTGACGGTGGATTCGTCGCTCGCGTGCACGGCCAACGCGCGCAGATGCCAGACCCCGGCGCCGATCTGCTCGTACTCGCCGAGCCACCACTGCCCGCCGGCGGCGTTGGCCCCGACGGCGAACGTGACGATCTGCTCGCCACCCTCGGCCGGCTTCCAGGCGATCGACAGCGACACCGACGTCGACCGGGCGGCGACGGGCACGTGCCATCCGCCCAGCCCTGCGCCGTCGTCGGTCACCGTCAGCGCACCGCTGTTCTTGTCCCCGCCGCCGCACAGCACCAGCACGTTGCCCGGGGTGGCCGGCACGGGCAACGTGATGGTGTTGGTGAGCACTCCGGCGGCCAGGAAGCGAGTCGCCTCCTGGCCGGCCTTCAGCGTCGGGAACACCATGGTCTGGGGTCAGCTCACGGTGCAGGTGATGGTGAGGGTCCACTGCAGCGAGGACGTTTTCGTGCCGAAGCTCTGCAGGAACCGGTTGAGCAGGGTGGCGCCGGCCGCTGCGTTCGCCACCCCGGCCTCGAGCCAGTCGAAGTTGGCGTCCGCGACCAGGAAGGTGGCGACCAGTTGGAGTGTGTTCGATGCGACGATGGGCGCCGCGTCGACGACCTTGCGGAACTTCGATGCGCCCTGCAGGTCGGTCTGCCCGACGACCGGGGTGGTGGTGCCGTTGCCAACGCACAGATGCGCGTTGGTGGCGTCGAACGCCGTGACGCCAGTGCCGGTCAAACGCGTTAGCAGCGCCGTCGCACCCGCGGTCAGCAGGAGGTTCGGGTCGCTCTCGACCGTCTCGTACGGGGTGGCGCGGGCCAGGTCGTCGTCAGCGTAGAACTTGTCGACGCGGGCCCTGCCCTCCCACACCACCGCGCCAGCGGCGCGGGCCAGGGCGAGTGCGTCCACCTTGCTCAGCCCCGCGGTGTCCAGCTCGGTGGCTGCGCCGCCTGCGCGGGCCAGCGCCAGCGCATCGGCCTTGCTCAGCCCGGTGGTGTCGACGAGCTGCGCCGACTCGCCGAACGTGACCCGGTCGATCGTCATCCCGTTCTCCTGATCATCAGTAGGTCACGCCTGCCCCGACGCGGACACCGCGAGCGGTCTGTCGGTTGGCGGTGTCGATCTCGCGGCGCACGGTGGCCCGGATCGGCTCGCCGTCGAGGATCACGGTCACGTAGGTGTCGCCGGTGGCCATCGCGGTCGGCGCAGGGGTAGCCACTGCGGAACCGCCCAGGAGGCCCCCAGAGGCCATCTGCATGTATCGGCGGGGCATCAGGGCGAAACCGCGCCGGCGCGCCCACTCAGCCCCGATAGAGAGGGACCGGAGTGATTCGTCGTCCGGGATGTAGAACTCGTCACCCCTGAGGCGGTCACCGATGATCCGCCAGGTGTTCGGCGGAACCACCTGAGCGATGCCGCCGCGCATGGGCGACAGGTGGCCACCGGATGCCATCGGCCTAAGCAGACCGCCGAGTGCCTGTTGCTGGACCGGCCGTGTTCCACCACCGTTGGACGGCAGCGAGTTCGTGACGAAGTAGGTGACGTTGATCCGCGTGTTCCGCGTCCGGGCCGCGTGATCGATCGCAGCGTTGGCCGCGGCGGTGTTCGCGTCGACCTGAATCCGGGCGGTCTGCCCGTTGCCGTAGGTGACAACCCCATCAACCTTGCCGGTGGCCGGGTTCGGGTTGCCATCGAGTGTGATCGTCGCGGTCTGCCCGTTGCCGTACTGGACCGTCCCATTGATCTTCCCGGTGGCGGGGTCCGGCAGGGCGTCGAGCATCATCGTGGCGATCGACCCGTTGCCGAGCTGCACCGTGGACGTGATCTTCCCGGTGGCGGGGTCCGGATTGGCGTCCACCTGGACGACGGTGATCAGGCCCAGCCCGTAGGCGACGAGCTCGTCGAGCTTGCCGCGGGCGGCGTCGGTCTGCGCCTCGACGAGCACCTGCCCGTTGGGTAGCTCCGTGACCTTGAAACCGAGTTCCTCGAGTCGAGCGCGAGCCTCATCGGTGAGCGCGTTCACGGTGATGCTCTTCGCGTCCGGGACGAGCCCGAACTGGGCGTTGAGCTCCTGCAACTCGGCCGCCACGCCGGCGGCATTGGTCTCGAAGCGGGTCTCGGCAACCGCAGGGATGAGCCCGATCTGATCAGCCAACCGGTTCGCTTCATCAGCCGTCAGCCCTGCGGCCGTCGCCGAGGCGATGAAGCTGGAGCGCGACTCCTCCATCGAGCGCCGGGCCGCTTCGGCCCCTGCGCTGACGCCGCCGAACTGGGCGGCCGACTTCGCCGCAGCCTCTGCCGCCACCTCCGCCGCCCCGCCCAGGTCGGTGAACGCCGCGACCATCGGCGGGAGGGGTGCGGCTCCGTCCTTGAGCCCGAGTAGCCCGGCCTTGACCGTCTCCAAGATCGTGTGGAAGTTGTTGCTGACCTCGGCGGCCTGGCGGGTCTGCTCCTGCGCCTCGGTGAGCACGGAGTTGTACTCGCCGAGCGCCGAACCCAGCTCCCCGACGGGGCCAACGGCTCTGGCGAGATCCTGCCGCCACAGTTCGATCCCGGATCCGGACGCTCCGACTTTCGTGGTGAGCTCGTCGAAGGCGCCGCCGTTGCCGATCGCCGCGGCGGTGAAGGTGTCGAAGGAGACGCCGGCCTCGTCGAGCCGGGGCTTCCACCTGGCGTAGAGCTCCTGCAGCCCGGGGGTGCGCTGCGCGGCCGTGAACAGCTGGCTGTTGACCTCTGCGAGGGCCTCGGCGTTGCCACTGGCGGCGTTGGTGTAGTCGACGAAGGTGATCCCGGCGTGGCGCAACGCCTTCGCGAACGTCGTGGTGCCGTCGGTCAGCTTGCGCTCGGCGATGTCCTTCGAGGTCTCAGCGACGGTCGCCGCAGTGACCGCGCCCGTGTACTCGTCGAGGGTGCCCTTCAGGGTGGCGATCGCTCCGTCGTGGGCGCGGGCTGCCGCCGCTGCGTCGTTCTGCCGCTGAGTGAACACGTACACCGCGGCGGCCGCGATGCCGACAGCGATGCCCACCGGCCCCGCGGCAGCCCCCAGACCACCGATCGCGGTCGCCGCGCCGCCGACCCACCCGGCCACCGACTGGATGATCGACAGCGCCTTGAAGCCGAGCACCAGCCCCGCCAGGATCGGCACGACGGTGCCGATCACGTCACGGTTCTCGGAGAGGAACCGGGCGAGGTCTTGGACCATGGGGCCCACGGTCTGGATGGCGTCGACCAGGATCACTCCCAGGACACGGGCGAACTCCTGCGCTGCTGGAGCGGACTCGACGATCACCGGGCCGAGCTCGCGCAGGGCCGCCATGAGCACGGTCCGGGCCACGTCGGCGGTGACCCGCAGCGTCTCGCCGAGCGCCTGCAGCGCCCCCTGCCCTTCGGCCGTGTTGAGGAAGTCCTCGAGCGCCTGCGTGGTCTCGACCAGGCCGTCAGCGAAGTTGCCCTGGTCGTCGGTGATGCCGTCGAAGATCGTGCCGAGGATGCCGCCGACGTTCCCGGCCACGTCGCCCCACGCGCGCAGCTCGCCCTTGCCCTCGCGGATCAGCTCGGTGATCCGGCCGGACTTGGCGGCCTCGGTAGCCCAGTCCCGGAAGCGTGCGGTGACGTCCGTGACGGAGGCACCGAACCCGCGGAACTCGGCGGTGCCCTGCCCGCCGATGGCCAGCACGCCCGTGAGGACGTTGCCGAGCGCCGGGCGCAGATCGCCGACGATGCCGCGGGTGTCGCCGAGGACGGAGTTCACCGCGGTGACCGAGGCCGGGGCCATCAACGCGCGGACAGCCTCGCGGCCCATCAGGTTGAACTCGCCGGAAATCCCGGCCAGCTGCGGGCGCAGGACCGGCAGGTACGTGCCGCCGAGCTGGCGGGCGTCGTCGGCGAACCCGGCGAAGAAGCGCTGCTGCACCTCCTGCCGCAGCGCCACGACCTCGGGCCGCAGCCCGCGCAAGGCGGTCGCGGTCTCGATCGCGGCCGGGGCCATCTCCTTGGTGGCCTCGGCGAACGCGGCCGGATCCGCGGCCGAGACCGCATCCCCGAAACCGGTCGTGGCCAGCTTCAGCACGCCGTACGCGGCGGCCCCGGCCAGCGCCGCGCCGGGCAGCACGAGCAGCGCGCCGGACGCAGCGACGGTGCTGGCCGCGACCCCGGCGAGGATGGGCACCGCGCCGCCGACCGAGCCGAGCGCGAGGGTGGCTTTCGTCCCGGTGGTGAAGATCCGGGTCAGGGACTTGTCGACCGACTCGGTCTGCTTGCGGTAGGACTCGAGGTGCTGCTCGGCCTGCTTCGACGCGACGCCGAGCGCGGTGGCCGAGCCGTCGAACCGGACTTTGACGGTGCGTGAGGTGTCGGCCATCAGCGGGCCCACCGTTCGATGATCGCGTCGGCCACCTGACGCCACGTGGCCGCGATCTCGCTCTGGTTCTCCTCGACCGTTGCAAAGAACCAGTAGCTGTGCGCGCCCTGGTGTGGCCGGTACTGGCGGCCGAGCGACTCGCGGTAGCGGCCGCGGGCATACCAGCCGGAGCGTCGCGTCATGCCGAACTCAGAGCCGAAGAGCACGGCGCTGGCCTTCTTGGTGCCGCCGGCGGAGATGACGGGCACCCGGTCCCGGCGAGCCTTCACCGAGGCCGCGGCGCGGGCGGACTGCGGCGTGTCAGCCATGCCGGCCGCCTGCACCCGATCGGCCAGAGTCCGGGACAGCTCCAACGTCCGGTCCCGCAGCTCGTTGTTGGCGTCGGCGGGCAGGTCGCGGAACGCGCGGATGGTCTCGCGCAGCCCGTGGACGCGCACGTTGATCTTCAGTCCTGCCACGTGCGTCGCCCCTCCTTATCCGCTCATCTGCGGCCCGTCACGGCCGTCGTCGTGGTCCCCGCCGTTCAGCAGGTGGAGCGCGGTCACGATCGCCTGCTCGCCCTCCTCGGCCCACACGCTCGGCGGGATGCCGGTGCGCACCGCGAGGGCGACGAGGGTGCGGCTCAACGAGCCGGCGGGGTAGGGTCCGGCTCCGGCTCCTGGCCGAGCATCAACTTGTGCGTCGCCTCGAACTCCCGCGGCGTGCAGGTGATGAGGCCCTCCCGCTTGGCTGCGATGTAGGCCATGGAGTACGCGTCGATGAGACTGGCGCCCTCGAGGAGCAGCTTCGTGACCGACCGGCCTGCCTTCTGGCGCTCCCATTGCAGGACGTCGCGCGAGTCGGCGGTGAGTTCGAACCGGTCGCCCCCGTCGACCGGATCAACGGTGAAGGTGAACATCAGGCGCTCGTACCGATCAGCACGACGTCGTAGGAGACCGGGGTGACACCGGCGCTGTTCGCGATCTTGAGCAGGTCGGCGGTGCCGGCGCCGACGACGTAGCCGGTGGCGTCCGCATCGCCGGCGATCAGCGCGAGAGTGGCGCCCGGCCGGAGAGTGACGGTGTGCGTCGCCGCGCCGACCCACGACAGGAACTGTGTCGCGCTGGCGCCGCCGACCAGCACGTTGTTCGTGTTCGCGGCCGCGGCCTTGATGACCATGGCCTTGATCCGGGCGAAGGTGATCGCCGCGCCGAACGCGTCGGTGAGGATCCCGGCGAGGTCGAGATCTTCGGTGCTCGACGCGGCCAGGGTCCGGGTGTCAGCGAACAGCCTGTTGGCCTGGCCGGCGGCGACGCCGTCGGCGAGGCTGACGGAGTAGTCGGCGCTGACTGGTGCCGTGGCGGTGCCGAGATCCAGCACGCTGGTGTGCTTCGCCGCGACGGCGAGGCGCAGGGAGGACGTGAGGGGCATGGGTCCGGGCTCCGATCAGGGGCGCGAGTAGACGGGCTTGCCGACGCATTGCAGGGTCGTCGGCGTCTCCTCGGTCGTGCGGACGTCGCCGCCGACCGTTGGGGCCTTGACCTTCACCTGGCCCGTCCACCGGACGTGCTCGGCGGGGATATCCGGGTGGTGGTCGAGCTGGAAGGCGACCTGCGCGCCGTCGTTGAGCACGAGGTAGTCGCTGATGCCCCCGGAGCGCCAGTCCGAGTAGAACGTCATCTCGAGGGCGTAGTCCGGGTCTGTCTCCTCGCGGAACTCCTGGTCAGGTGCGAAGACGTAGCGCAGCTCGCCGTCGGCGGTGTTGTTGACGATCGTCCACGTCCGGACCTGGATCTGGTACTCGGTACCGGCCAGGTCGAACGTGATCGTCTTGAGCTTCCTGTTGTGCGCCGTCATAGCGAGACCTCCACTTGGATCTCGTAGCAGGGGAGTTCGGTGCCGCCGGTCGTGAAGGTGCCGGGGTTTGCCTGGCGGACCACCGCGTCATCGACCTCTTCGATCGCTGCAGCCGCCTGCGGGACGAGATCCCACAGCCGCACCATGGCGCGCTCGTCGGCGGTCACCAACACGATGACCACGAACCTGGCCGCGGTCGGGCCGACGTCGTAGGCGCCCCACGTGAGTTGCGGAGGGCCGACCAGCGCCGCCGGCGGATCGACGGATGCGCCGGGGTCGGTGTAGACGCGCAACTCGGGGACGGAGCGCAGCGCGGTGGCTAGCTCCTCGGCTGCCGTCTCGATGGCGTTCATCCGACCATCGGCTCTCGGTAGCGCCCGACACCGAGCAGCCGCTCGATGTCGGCGTCCAGCGCCGGAACGCTGGAGTTGCCCAGCTCGCCCATGCTCACCAGACCGTCCGGTGACCGGCGACGGGTGTGCCACCTGCCGGCCAGCCGAACGGCGCCGAGGGCGACGTCCGGGCCGGGCGCGGGAAGCTCGACGAACGGATCGGCGTCGAAGTTGAACGACCCCGCGCGGAGCAGGGCAACGTGGGCGATCGCGGCGGCGAGCTGAACGCCGAGGCGCGCGTCATCGCCCTCGCGGACGTCCACGGGATTGATGCCCAGGTCGCCCTTGAGATCGTCCACGGTCGGCGGCCAGTCCACCGGTCACACCTCGCCGTCGTGCGGGTCGGCGTCCGCCGCCTTGTTCCCGTCCGCCGCCTTCGCCTTGTCGGCCGGCTTCGAGCGGGCCTTCTGCCGGTTGGGCGCGGGCAGGAGCCCCAGCTCGATGGCCAGCGCGTCGGGGACCTCCTGACCCGGCGTGTAGGCCAGGAACGCGGCGGCCGGGTCGCCGTCCGAGACGAGACGCTCCCGGTCGGCGGTGTGCCACAGCCGTCTCTTGACGATCACCTGTAGAACACCACCAACCGGAACTTGCCGGCGGTCAGCGCGGCCGTCGCGATGGCCATCGTCAGCTGCCGGGCGACCGTGGTCTTCACCGCTGTGGCGCCGGTCCCGGCCGGGACGATGCTGCGCCGGCCCGCGGCGAGCCCCGCCTGCCCGGTCGCGCCCAGCAGGTCGCCCGCGGCCTCCGCAGTGAGCGCGACGGTGCCCGTGGCCGACGCGACGGACGTCTCGACGTCGATGTACCCGCCGGTGATCACCGACCCGGCGGGGAGAACCGCGCCGTGCGAATCCCCGGCCGCAGTGCGCATGTTGATCGTGCCGACCGCGCCGCCGTCGACCGCGAAGTCGTAGTCGGCCTGCGCGGTCTTGAGCCGCGCAGTTCCTTCGATGATCGGCATCGTGATCAGAGCCCCGTCACCGTGCAGAACGCCGCCGGCCGGTAGACGACGAGCGCCGCGCGGATGTCGGCGCGCATGGCCTGCTTGCCCTCGATGAAGTAGGTGCCGTGGCTGTTGGAGACCTGCACGTCCATGCCGCGGCGGATCGCGAGCTCGCTGAAGTTCGCGAAGTCCCCGACGAGCGAGGTGCCGGCGGTCTCGGCCTGCGCGCGGGCGACCTGCAGGCCCCAGATGCGCTCGGGGCCCTGGTCGGATGGGTTGCCCCAGATGTAGAGCCCGTCGGCGGTGCGAAGGAGCCGGATGCCCTGCCAGTCGATCGGGTTCATCACCACCGCGTTCGCGACGGCCTGCCCGATGGTCTCCACCTTCACGATCGCCTTGTAGATGGCGTCGGGGGTGGGGTCGGCGCCCTTGGCCTGCGTCTGGATGCCGACGATGTTGAGGAGCCCGCGCAGGTTCGGCGCGGTCCCGTTCCCGACGAGCAGCTGCAAGTCCAGGCGCTGGCGGATCATGAAAGGCAGCCGGTTGTCGATGTAGCCGCGGACCTGCGGCTCGTCCTCGAGCTGCTCGTCGGTGACGGGCAAATACACCGCGATCTTCCGCACGATGGAGGACTGCTCGGTCAATGCGAGCGCCGCCTCCTGGTACGTGCCACCCTCTGCGGTCTCAGCCGCAGCGTTGGTGAAGGTGGTCTCCTCCATGTACTGCACCGCGGACTGCGACGTCGTGGTCTGCGGGATCAGGTCGGCAACCTGGATCGGACGGGTCGCGTACGGGACGACGCGTCCGGTGCGGGTCTCCTCCGGGTCCCACCCACCGGTGGTCGTCATCAGCGTCTTGAGCTCGACGTCGAGCGTGGCCTCCGGGCCGACCCGGCCCTGCTTGCCCTTGTAGGCCTGGCTCTCGACGAACAGCTCGCCGATCGACTTGCGTCCGGGTGCCCGGCCGCCGTCCCGGCCGGCGTCCGCGCCGGGCTCGCCGTTGGTCCCGCCCGGCTTGTCGGTGGAGGTCTTGGACCGTTCCGCGGCCTTCTGCACGGCGAGCAGGTCGTCCCGCTGCTTGCCGAGGTCGGTCTGCTCGTCGTTGAGAGCGCGCACGTGGGCGGCGATCTCGAAGGTGTTGCCCTTGACGGACTTCACCTTGGTGAAGTCCATCTCCGGGCCGGCCTCGTCGAAGATGGTCGCGAGCTCCTTGCGCTTCGCGGTCAGCTTCTCCTCGGCCTCTTTGAGGGCGGGGAACGTCATGGGGTCACGTCTCCTGACTGCAGCGACTGGATGTAGCGCACGAACTCCCGCGCGAGGTCGTCCTGCGGGGAGTCGATCAAGGACTTCAGCCGTCGCAGGTCGTCGTGGATCCAGTCCAGGAGATCCACCGACGCCGACGCGAGGGCCTTGCCCTTGCCCTTCTGCGCGCGCAGAGCCACGACTTCTTGCGCGCGGTCGAGGAGCCCGGACACGCCGGCCAGGGCGGCGGCGGCCTCCTCGTGAAACTTCAGCGGCCCGCCGGTGGCGGCCCGCAGCTCGGGGGGTTCGCGGTCGGCGTCGACGAGGTGCCCGGCGAGGTGCTGATACACCCCGGCCCGGTCCTTCTCCGGGACGCCGGCGACGCCGCGGGCGCCGTTGAGCACCGCGATCCCGGTCACGCAGGCGCGCAGGTTCGCCTCACCGCCGACTCCGTGGTGGTGCGGGAACCGGTAGTTGGTCTTCGCCTCGGGGTCACCGTCGGTGTCGACCCACGCGAACAGGGTCCGCAGGTCCGACACCGAGGCGTCGTCGGGGATCGCGGCGACCGTGGCCACGGCGTCCCACGACTTCGCGGTGACTGGTGTCTCGTGCGGCCGGATCGCGGCCTTGAACTCCGGAGAACCGGCCACCGGCTGTTCCTTCCCGTAGGAGTTGGCCGCCTTCGCGGCGAGGGTGCGGGTGCCGACGCCGGCGCCGACCAGGACCGGTGACACCTCGTGCACGAGCTGCCGCTTGAGGAACCGCACGTCGCGCCCCTGGAACGTGCCCGGCTCCGCCTCGAGAACGTCGAAGCCGTAGGACCACTGCTGGCGCTCGCCGAGCTCCTTGACGACCAGGAACGTGTCGCGGGCCGCGGGGATGTTCATGAAGAACTGGCCTTCGAGGATCGCCTCGGTGTCGGTGGTGCGGATCCGGCCCTTCCCGACCGGGGGCACGCCGCTCCAGCTGGTGTGCTGGTAGGACGAGATGAGCACCTCGGCGCCGTCTTCGAACGCGCCGGGCAGAGTGACGTCCCCATCGGAGTCGATGGCGTTGAATGTGGAGAAAACAGCCTCGACCTCGCCGCGGTCGGCGCTCTTGATCTCAACGTGCTGGAAGTGCTTGCTGTCCATTCACGCCCCTCCCGTTCAGTGAGGGCGCCGGGTTCGCGCCGCGCTGTTGCAGCTGGACCGACACGTAGCCGGTGTGGACGAGCACGGTGAAGTCGCCGGTTGTGACGGCCTTTACCGCGGTGTCGGGCTCGTAGCCGGCCTCGATCAGGGTGCGGACGGTGTCGGCCTCGCGGCCCTGGATCTCGGCGGCGTCGCGCAGGTCCTCGCGCAGGAAGCTGATGTCGCGGTCGTCGTACCAGAGCTGCGCGCCGTCGCCGCGGTCCACGAGGGGCTGCAGGCTCGCGGCTGCCATCCGCCATAGCGGCCGGATCGTGCCGTCGCCGAAGTGACGTTTGGCCTGGTTGTAGTTGCTGTAGGTCTGAGCGGCGAGCCCTTCGGACAGGCCGACGATCACCGGTGGGACGCGCGCGGCCGCGGCGATCCGCGTCTCGCCGGCACCCTGGGTCATCTTGAAGTCGAGCTGGCGCAAGTCCATCGTCAGCGGCTTCACGTCGGCGCCGCCGCCGAGGAACAGCGTGCGGTAGGCGTTGTCGGCGCCCTTGTGGTTGAGCTCGAATGCGGCCTTGAACTTCTCGAAGGCCTCGACGGACACGTCTTTGTCGAGGCTGACCGACAGGGCTGGTGTTGCGCCGTTGCGGAAGAACCGGCCCTTGTGCACGGTCGCGGCCTTGTCCGCCTCGATCTCCCGCAGCACCGGGGTCAGCCACGACATGCCGCGCCACCGGGCGTGCGGGTCCGGGATCGGGGAGTAGTGGCAGACCTCTTCGGGCAGCAGCAGCATCTCGTCGTCGGGTGACCCCGGCGGCAGGTACTGGTAGCCGACGATCTTCGCGTCCAGGGCATGCGGGCTCTGCGATCCGGACGGGGAGCCGGACACGATCGTCACCCAGTCCGGCCGTATCCGGACGGCGCGGCGCCCCGGGCCGCCCCGCGACCCGCGGCCGATGCGGCCGTGGTCGTCGGCGGTCGTGGCGAAGAAGTTCCCGGCCAGGCTGGCGTCGGACTCCATCCGCGCCAGCAGCTCCCCGGTCGTCCCACCGGGCCACGGCTGCTCCAGCAGCGCGAGGAGCGGGTCACCGAACAGGTCACCCGGTCGTCCGCCGGCGAAGCGCCGGAACTGGAAGCGGGTCTCGGAGAACAGCAGCTGGCGGGCCAGGATGCACGCGAAGATGACGCCGTTGTCCTTGTAGGCCTGCCGGACGTAGCCCTCGAAGTCGTTCTCGATGCGCTCGTCCCCGCCCAGCGTGGACCCGTGCATCGGGTAGCGCAGGTGGTCGAGCTGCCAGAACGCCGGCTCGGTGAACGCCTTGCGGCCGCGCCCGAGCAGGGACTCGATCAGGGTTGTCACGGGCCGCTGCTGACGTCGAGCAGGAACAGGCACGCCCACACGGCGAGCAGCGCGCCGCCGACGATGAATGCCAGCGGGACGCTGAGCATGGCGACGCCGGCGACGATGAGCGCCGCGGCGAGCGCCAGGAGCACCGCGAGAGGCATCAGCTTCGGCACGCGAGCTCCTGGTCAGACCTTGATCGATCTCATCTATTGGGAGAGTAGGTCACGGATCACCCCTGGTAACAGGGGCGCACCGACGAATCGTCGGCCGGTATTGACGATACGTCGGTGCGGTCGTCAGACCCACGCCGCCATCGGCACGCGCTCTACCTGCGCGCCGTGCACACGGAAGCCGTGCCGGGCGAGGGTGACGGCGACGAGCGGGCAGATGTCACCGCTCGAGTCGCGGCGGTCCCACGCCCACGCATCGACCGACACCCGGGTCGTGGACTGCTCCACCGCGGCGTTCAGTGCCTCCTGGTCGCAGTGCCGCCACCGGTCATCGGCGATGTCGTTGACCAGCGCCCCGCAGGCCTGCGCCATCTCTCGGCCGCTCACGAGGACCGGTTCGATCCCGGCCGCCTGCAGGTCCCCGAGCAGCGCCCCGGCAGGGCCGGACGGGTCGAGCAGGAACGCTGCCGGCCCGTAGCGGTCGCGCAGCTCCACTGCGCGCGCCACGACCCATCCGGTGCCGGGCCGGTAGTCCACGACCTTCGTGTGCAGCCGGCCGTCCTCGCGGCAGCCGCCGGACGCGATCGCGGCCGAGCGGCCGCCGGGAGAGGCGTCGATGGCGAACACGAGCGGCGACCCGGGCGCCGGCCGGGACGCCGGGTCGCCGCGCTCGGCCCACATCTCGAGGTCGATGACGCCGCCCCCGACCTGTACCGGGCGGGGCCACACGCACAGCGACTCGCGGGCGAACCCGAGCTGGCCGAGCTTGCGGCGCAGCCGGGCCAGCCGCTCCACCTTGATGCGGCTCCCCAGCGCGGGGTTGGTCCTCGCCCACAGCTCGCGGTCGTCGACGTCGACAGGCGGCCGCTCGTTCGGGCCGCCCTGGTCGACGCCGTCGAGCTCGTCGAGCCAGCCGCCGAGCCCCCAGTCGCGGTAGCCGAGCGAGTCGTCCCCGCCGGCCTCGGCGCGGGCCCGCAGGCCGTACATGACCTCGCCGGACAGCCCGTTCAGCGGCGGCGTCGAGGTGTACACCGTCTGCTCGTCGGCCACGGCGAGCGTCGTCGGTGCGAGCGCGTCCTGCTGCGCCAGCGTGTAGGCGAAGGTCTCATCGATGAGCTGCACGTTCGCGGTGAAGCCGCGCCCGGAGCCTTTCGAGCGGGCGACGAACTTGATCCGCTGCCCGGTGTCGAGCCGCTCGAACCCCTCGTGGCCGTTCGTGTTGTTGACCTTGACGAGGCACCAAGAGTCCTCGTCCAGCTGCACCTCGATGAGGTTCGGGTCGGCCGGGTTGGGTAGCCGGCCGAGACGGACGATCAGCGCCTTGAGCCGGCGGAACGCCTCCATGGCGGTCTTCACCTCGTGCGCCGACCACGCGATGAGCTCCTCGCCGAGCAAGAGGAACCCGACCAGCGCCCGTGCCTCGAGGATGGCGCCCTTGCCGTTCTGGCGGGCGACCCACTCGCAGTACTCGCCGCACGCCCAGGTGCCGTCCGAGCGGAAGGCGAGCATCAGGTTGCACGCGTCGACCTGCCACGGGTCGAGCGGCTTGCCCGCCCGCGCCATCAGCTCCGCGGCGAGGTCCCCGAACGTCCCGACAATGCCGGGCGGGATCAGCTCAAGCCGGGGACGAGCTGCGGCGCTGGGCGAGCTTTGCTGCGAGGTCACCAATCCCGGCCGCCTTACCCACCGCCCCGCCGCCGGCGGCCGGCGCTGTGCCCGCGGCTGGCGCCGTGCCCGCGGCTGGCGGTGCGCCCGCACGCGGCAGGCTCCGCGGCGCGGACGCCTGCCGTAGCTCGGCCACCAGCTGCTTGAGCGCCACCTGCTGCTGCCGGGCCTCCGACAGCAGTTGATCCACTTTCACGACGATCAGCACCGCGCCGCCGGCCTCGTACTCGCCCGCGTCGAACCGCAGCCACGCCCGCCCCTGCAGGTGCTCGTGCAGCTTGTCCAGCCGATCCGCGAGCCGGCCTGCCTCCTCTGCGAGCACGCGCTCCGACGGTCCCAGACGATCACCCTCGCACAGATCCGCGTACAGCCGCTCACCCCGCGACCCGCTGACCTGCGGTGCGACGGATGCGACGGCGTCGTCGCACCGCGCCGGGTCACACATCGAGTGGTCACCGGCCCGGTGCCTGCGCGAACGCCGGTTGCGCTCTGTGCTCGTCAGCGCCACCGGCCGCCGCCACCGGGAGCGCGGGGGGAGAGACGGAGAC